GCTCGCTAAATCCCGCCGCAGGCGATCCGCGACAAGGCGCAACGTCTACCCGGAGCAGACGGTAAAGCTCCGCCGCCCCACGGCGATACAGTGAGACCACCATCATGGGCAGAGAAGACGATATCCTTCGGGATGCGATCATTGGGACTGAGAACGAAATCTTTGGCGACGCCTTCGGCAAGGAGGAAATGACGCTTGACGAGACCGGCGACCGTGGCGTGGAAGCGATGGGCGATGGCCTCGAAGGGCAGCATGAGCCCGAAGATGAAGGCGATGAAGAGGAATCCGGCGAGGAGCTGGAGGCCTCGGAGTCGAAGGAAGGCGAAGAGGCCGAGGGCGAAACCAAGGAGGAGGCCGAGGCCGAACCCGAGGAAAAGCCCGAGGAGCCAACTCACGAGGCGCGGGGACGTGTTCCGTCCGGGCGCTTGCGCGAGGAGGCCGAGAAGACGCGCGCCGCGCAGGCGGAACGCGATGCGCTCAAGGCGCAACTCGAAGCGGAGAAGACGGCGAGCCAAAAGGCCATCGCCGAACTCAATGCGAAGTTCGAGGGTTTTCTCGCATCGCAGCGCCAGGGCCAGCAGCCAAAGCCGGCCGAGGCGCCAAAGCCCGAAACGCCGCCCGATCTGTTCGAAGACCCGACCGCGTTCGTCGAGCACATGAACAAAGGTTTCGAGGCGAAACTTGCCGCCGTCACGAACCAGATCAAAGAGCAGCGGATCAACACCAGCATGGCGCTGTCCAAAGCTCGCCACGGCGAGAGCTTCGACGCGGCGTTCGAGGCCTTGAAGTCTCTTCCTCTCACTCCCGACAACCGCCAGCTTGTCCAGCGCATCATCGACCTTCCGGATCCCGGCGAGGCGGTGGTGACATGGCACAAGCGCAATGAGGCCCTGCGCGAGGTCGGCGACGATCCGTCGGCCTACAAGTCGAAGATCGCCGAGGAGACGCGCAAGGCGCTGATGGCCGACCCGGAGTTTCGCAAGCAGCTCATCGAAGAGCTACGCGGCGACGCGATGACCGGCGACCGTGGCAGGCCTCGCACCCAAGTCAAACTCCCCGCGTCGCTCAATCGGGCGGGCGGCAACAACTCGCGCGCTCCGAACGATCTCGAAATGTTCGACGGTTCGGAGCGATCGACGTTCGACTCAGCTTGGTCAACCTAAGTCGCCTCTATCAAGCGTGTTGGCTGAAAGGCCCTAGCGCTGGTCATGGACGCGGCCAACCAGAAAGGATAGTGCTATGGCTTCGTCCGTAACACAGGTCAACAATAAACTAATCGTATTTCGGAAGCAGATTTTCCGTGAATACGTTCGCGAAAACTTGTTCAGCCCCTACATGGGGACGGACATCAACTCCATCATCCGCGTGATCCCCGACCTCGACAAGGGCGGCAAGAACGGCGGCGAGCAGATCAACGTTCCCTTGATGGCGCGCCTGCAAGCCACCGCCATTGCCTCGGGGCCGCTGGTCGGCAACGAAGAAGCGCTCGACAACTACGGCATGCGCCTCTGGATCGATTGGGCGCGAAACGCCGTCGTCATCAACAACGCCGAAGAGCAGAAATCGTCCATCGATCTGTTCGCCGAAGCGAAGCCGATGCTCGTCGATTGGGGCAAGGAACTCCAGCGCGACGAGATTTGCGACGCCTACTATGCGTTGCCGTCGCAGTCGTCGCCGGCCGGGCTCGGGTCGAACAATGGGCAGCGCGTCAACGGAATTCTGTTCGACGCCGCAACCGCCGCCCAGCGCAACACCTGGATTACGGACAATGCGGACCGAATCCAGATTGGCCACTCCAACACGGCGAACCTATCGGCGGGCAATTTCGCGGCATCGATGGCGAACATCGTGACGACGACAGACAACATCACCGGCGCGATCCTGATGACGATGAAGCGCCGCGCCAAGAAGGCCAACCCGCGCATCAGGCCGTTTCGCCTCAAGGAAAACGGAACGGAATGGTTCGTGCTCTTCGTTGGGCAGGAACAGTTCCGCGACTTGGCCAACGACACCGACATCAAGACGGCGAACCAGAACTCCCGCGCTCGTGAGCAGCAGGGGTATATGCAGAACCCGATCTTCGTCGATGGCGACTTGCTTTACAATGGCATCATCATTCGCGAAATTCCCGAACTGTCGCTGCGCATTCCCGTCACCTATCAGACGATGGGCGCGGCGGGAATCCAAGTCGCGCCGGCGTTCTTGTGCGGGCAGCAGGCGCAGGCCTGGTGCTGGGGCAAGATGCCGACGCCGACCTTCCGCAAGGAGGATGATTATCAATATCTGCGCGGCGCCGGCCTCAAGATGGCCTATGGCATCGGCAAGCTCGCGAAACTCACCCCGTCCAACAACTTCAAGGAATGGGGTGTGTTCACGGGTTTCTTTTGCGCCATCCCCGACGCGTGATGAATGACGGCGGCGCGTTCGCGCGCCGTCTCTTCGATCAACTCAAACTCATGAGAAAGCAAATGCTCACGAAACTTCGCAAACTCTGGCCGCTGTGGATTATCGCCTTGGCGTTCGTGGCCGCGCCTCTGCTCTCTGCCTTCGCTTATGTCGTGGACCCGCAAGTCTACGCAGGCGGCAAGATCATTCCGGCGCGTAGCTGCCAATCCGGGCAGAACGTCTGTTATGCTCGCGTGACGGTCAACTTCAACGATCCCAACATCGGAAACGGCATTTGGTTCGATACGGTTGAGGCAAACGTCTATATCCTTTCTATCGACGCTTATGTCACCACGGCGTTCAATGCGGGCACCACGAATCCGTTGACCATCGGCGCCACGAAGACGGGATCCGACTTCTTGGCGGGCAGCGGCGGCACATCGGGAACCACATTCATACCGCTTGGATCGACCGGCATTTTCCATCTGACGACGGCCGCTGGGCTCGGCTTGGCGGCGACCGCCAACACCACGCTCCAGACGGCGCTAAACGGCGCGGTTCCGATGTATGTGCGCTATGCGCAGACCGGCACGGCGGCGACGACGGGCCAAGTGACGATCATCATCACATGGGCGAAGAATAACGACCAGTAAATTGGGCGGGGCCGAGGCCCCGTCTTTCATCCAGGAGAAGAAACAAATGACATTTGGAGAGAAAGCAGTCGGTCTGTCTTTCAACCCGAGCGGCGACGACGCTGTTCATAAGTTGAAATGCCTCTATGCCCAAATCATCGACATCGCGAACGATGCGCGCGGCAATGCAGAGGCGACGGCCGAGCAGAAGCGCCTCTATTCCGTCGCGATCACGGAAGCGCAGGGCGCGCAGATGTGGGCGGTCAAGGCCGCGACGTGGAGGGACTGAACTTATGGCCGACCAGCAATTCAACAGACCGCAGCCGCCTAAGCTCACCGCTCCGCCACCCAAGGAGCCGGGCGAACTCGTCACCTATCTCCCCGGCAATGATGACCCGCCGACGACGAAATGGCGGGGAATCGAGTTCAAGGCCAACACGCCCCTCCGCGTTACTGACGAGGAACATATCGAGGCCGCGCGCGGCAATCGTTTCTTTCGCGTCGGCAACGAAGCGGCGAAGGACAACCCGAACCGGGCGCCGACCGACGCGATGGATTATCGCGCCCACGTAGTCCAATGGATGCGCGGAGTCACCACCGTTGAACAGCTCATCTCGCACTGGGCGGCTGATCGCGATCTCCGCTCGAAGTGCGAGGTCGGCCGCGACGACATTCAATTCCTCGGCACGCTGATTGAGCCCAAGCTGCGCGAAATGCGCCAGGCCGAAGGGCTCGGCCAAGCGCAGATCGCGGAGGTGTGGATGAAGCACGGCATCTTGGACCTGCCTTGGCGTGCGTGATGGCACGGGTGGACAGAAAAATTCCCGGCCGCAATGAGTATCCGGGGAAACATTTTATCTGGACGGACGAGGCCGAACGCCGACTGAGAAGCCTAATCCGAAGGGTGATGAAAATGCACGAAATCGCGAACGTTCTCAACAAAGAGTTTCGGCAAAGGGTTAAGCTGACAAGCAATTCGATTGTCGGAAAGACATTTCGCATGCGCATGAAAGAACAGGAAGACAGGATTAACCGCCACCAAGACGAGAAATCCTGATGGCGTCGCCTCCCGCCTCTAAGCCATTCTACACGTCGGATGATCTCGTTTTGGAAGCGCTCGCCAATCTTGGCGTCCTCGCGGCGGGCCAGACTGTCTCACCAGAGGATTTCAACTACGTCAACAACCGACTCGATGCG